CTATCTGGCTTTGATAAAAGAATAGATTTAACAAAAGAAGAGTTAAATAGCAAAACAGATCTTATACAAACAGAAGTAAACATGATTATGCAAGAGATGGAAATGATCATGTCGGAAATAAGACTAGTAAGTGACGTAGCCAACGAACTCAAAAACGACCTTCGGCAAGATGTAAGACGTATTGAGAAAGTGGTTAATGATGTTGAGCAATTAGTTAAAGAAGATTCGAGAGAAACCAACCAGGAGTTAAGACAAACCACGAAGGACATTCAGGAAGACATGGAATTATTAACGGATAAGTTGGAGCAAGCCATGACTGAGCTAGAAGAAAAGATAGATAAAAGAATAAAAACTGCATTAGAAAATCCTTTATCACAAATGTAACGATGGCTAAACCACCTACCAACGAATACTTTACACCTGTCAAAAAAAGAACTAGTATAGGGCGTTCTCCACGCAGTAGGCCAAAGAACAAAAACAAAAGACGTCAATATGTCAAATACAGGGGGCAAGGATGACAAAATTATGTCCGAGAGGAAAAGCGGCAGCTAAAAGAAAATTTAAAGTATATCCTAGTGCATATGCAAATGCGTACGCTTCTAAAGTTTGCGCTGGAAAAATAAAAGATCCTAGTGGAGTTAAAAGAAAAGATTTTAAAGGTCCAAAACCAGCTGGTAAAAAAGATGGTGGTGAGATTATTAATTTTAACAAAATATCTCAAGATCGAAAAAAAATTTCTCAATTTAATAAAGGAGGAATTGCAAGAGCTTGTGGTGCCATTAAAGAAAATAAAAGAAAAGTAACACAATACACATGAGTTTAAAAAAATGGTTTGAACAAGACTGGGTGGATATTGGCGCCAAGAAAAAAGGCGGAGGATTTAAGAAGTGCGGAAGGTCAAAACAAAAAGCTGATGCAAAAAGAAAATACCCTAAATGTGTTCCAGCTGCTAAAGCAGCAAGAATGACTGAGAGTCAGAGAAAGTCTGCTGTTAGAAGAAAAAGAAGTAAAACTCAAGGAGTTGGTGGTAAACCGACTAATGTTAAAACATTTGCTGCACAAGGTGGTTTAATTACAAATCAAAGAAGAGCAGGTGCAGCTCAAAAAGGATTTGGTTTTAGAGGTGTCTTCTAAAAAAGATCCAAAAAAAGGAACTGGTAAAAAACCAAAAGGAAGTGGAAGAAGACTCTACACAGATGAAAATCCAAAGGATACTGTATCTATTAAATTCGCTACGCCCACAGATGCGAGAGCTACAGTCTCAAAAGTTAAAAAAATTAATAAACCTTTTGCTAGAAAAATACAGATCTTAACAGTAGGAGAACAAAGAGCAAAAGTAATGGGAAAGTCGCAAGTAGCAAATATATTTAAGAAAGGTAAAGATGCCATTAGAAGAGGACGTAAAACAAGACGTACGTAAGTGGTCTGAACATTTTTTAGAAATACCTAATAAACATTTAGGGGGTTTTCCTGCGTGTCCTTTTGCAAAAAAAACATGGAATGACAATAAGGTTTTAGTAGAGGTAAAAAGAAAAAATAAATGGTATAAAACAGAATTAAATCAATATTTAAAACAATTAGATTTTTCGGTTCATGAAATATTGATCTTTTGTGATCCTTACTTTAATTATTCTTTAGAGGACTTTCAAGAGATAATAGATGCTTACAATAATTGGTACAATAAAAAAGATATATTTTTTATGGGTTTTCATCCCCACAATCCAGCCAACGAGGAGGAACAAGAGTTTCTTGTCACTCCAAATGGGGACACCCCTATTGTAGAAAGTGATCTTGAGTATTCTATGATGCTTGCACAAAAGTTCTCGCAATTACAAGAAGCTTCTGATAAACTGCACAGAATTGGCTATTATAAGAAATGGCCAAAAGGATACTATCAAGACGTTGTAGTATCTAGAGCTAAAACCTATAAACGAATATTCGGAGGTCGACATGATGGGTAAAAAGAAACAAGCAATGAAAGCTATGAAAAGAGGTGGTCCCGCTAAAAAACGTGGTGGGGGCATGATGAAAAAAGATCCTATGGCTATGGCTATGGGAGGTAACGTATCACCAAGAAAAGCAATGGCTATGGGCATGAAAAAAGGTGGTAAAGTTATGAAAGGTAAAAAGAAAAAAGTTAAGAAAGGTAAGAAAAGGGGTTAATGCCTACTTACGGTTCTACAGCTAATTTTGATTTATCTATTGATGAGATAATTTCAGAAGCTTTTGAACGTTGCGGTCTACAGGTGCGTAGTGGATACGATATCAAGACCGCAAGACGTTCTCTTAACCTTATGTTAGCCGAATGGGCTAACAGAGGCATTAATCTTTGGACAGTTAAAAAACAAGAAAAAGCTCTTGCTGCAAATACAACAAGTTTAACTGGAACTAATTTATTTGGAGCTAACGCAGATGACAGTCAACAGATTGTTGGTATCACAGATGTTATAATTAGAGATTCATCTAACAATGATTATTCAACAAACACTATTAGCAGAGCTCAATATTGGAATTACACAGTTAAAACGACCAGCGGAAGACCAACTCAATACTATTTTGAACGTACGATAAACCCAACACTATATCTATATCCTGCAGCTGACCAAGCGTACACTCTAATATACTATGCTCTTGTTCGGATGTCTGATGCGGGCGATTATACGAACAACGCTGAGGTTCCTTTTCGATTTCTTCCATGTTTAAATGCAGGATTGGCATATTACATATCTATGAAGAAAGCTCCAGAAAGAATGCAGGCATTAAAACTTTTATACGAAGATGAATTTAAAAGAGCAGCAGATGAAGATGGAGAAAGAACTAGTTTATTTTTAACACCTCAATCTTATTATCCTACAGGATCGTAATGCCTAGATATGCAACTGGAAAATATGCTCAAAGAATATCAGATAGATCTGGTATGGCATTTCCATATAACGAGATGGTTCAAGAATGGAATGGATCCTGGGTTCATATATCTGAGTTTGAATCTAAACATCCTCAGCTAGAACCTAAATATCATCCAACTGATTCTCAATCATTACAATACGCAAAACCACAAGTTATTGGAACAACAGTTTTACTTGGTATAAATTTAGTTGCTAATAATATTTTTCAATCCAATGGTATGATGCCTATTGACGACAATAGAGATACTAAAATTAATTCGTTTGTAGGTAAAGTAGAGGTAACCATAACATGACAACTTTTGCAGAATTACAAACACAAATTAGAGATTATACAGAAACAACTTCAGATGTTTTAACAGATGTAATTGTTAACGACTTTATTGAACACGCTGAAAATAGAATATTTAGGGAGGTTGATTTAGATATTTTTAGATCTTATCAAGTAGCCTCCTTAACACAAGGAAATCCATTTGTAGCTTTACCAGGAGCAAATATCTCTCAAACTGCTTTTGTTAAATCAGCTCATATTTATACTAGTGGTGCCACACCAACTAGAGAGTATTTAGAGCAAAAAGACATAACATTTATGAATCAATATTGGCCAAATAGAGATTCTACAGGTAAACCAAAATATTATGCTATGTGGGATCAAGATAGGTTATATCTTGCACCTACTCCAAATTCAGCATATAAGATTGAATTGGCTTTGAACAAAAAAGAAGCAGCTTTGTCCTCAAGCAATACATCAAATTGGGTGAGTACAAATGCCCCTAAAGTCTTACTTTACGCATGTTTGTGTGAAGCATTTAGATTTTTAAAAGGGCCTGACAACATGCTTTCTTATTATGAACAAGGCTTTCAACAAGCATTACAAGGCTTGCAACTTGAACAACAAGGTAGAAGAAGACGTGATGAATATTATGATGGTGTTCTTCGTCTTCCATTAGAATCAAAACAACCATAAGGAGAAAATAAAATGGCAATATCATCAGCTATATGCAACACTTTCAAAGGTGAATTGTTGGAAGGCAAGCATAATTTTGCGTCAGGTGGAGGTCACACATTCAAGATTGCTTTGTTTACATCATCTGCAAATCTTGGTGCATCTACTACCGCATACAGCACGTCAAACGAAATAACAAATACATCAGGATCTGCATACAGTGCAGGTGGTGCAACCTTAACTAGAAACGGAGTAACAAGCTCTTCTGGATCAACTACAGCATTTGTAGATTTTCAAGATGCGCAATTTACTTCTGCTAGTTTCACAGCTAACGGAGCGTTGATTTACAACACTACAACTGCTGGAGGATCAGGCACAACTAATGCTGTTTGTGTATTAGCGTTTGGTGGAGACTTTACTGCTTCAAACGGAACGTTTACTATACAGTTTCCAACTGCTGACACTTCAAACGCTATTATAAGAATAGCATAGGACGCTCTTATGGCTTTGATCATAAACGATCGTGTCAAGGAGACAACGACAACAACTGGCACAGGGGCTATTACTTTTGCTGGTGCTGTTGACGGTTTTGAAACTTTTGGTGCAGGTATAGGAAATAGTAATGAAACTTTTTATTGTATCGCACATAGATCTCTAAGTGAGTTTGAGGTAGGAAGAGGTACACTTAATGGTAGCTCATCTACGCTAACTCGTAATACGATTTTATCATCAAGCAATAGTGATAGTGCAGTAGATTTTTCTGCAGGAACAAAAGAAGTATTTTGTACATTGCCAGCAAAAGAAACTCCTTCTCCTGTGATGAATGCAACGAAGTACGTCACTACACACAATTCAACTATTAGTGAAACACAGACAATGGATTCTGGTGTTTTAGCTGGTCCTGTTACAGTGACAGGATCTTTAACAATTACAGGTAACTTGTTTATATTATGAGTCAGATTGAAGTAGATAAGGTCATACCACAGTCGGGTACAAATTTACAACT